AGTTTAAAGCTCCTACTTATTCTGCTAACGACATTATTGAAGTAGCAAAGCAATTTAACGACTTTGTAACCAATAATGATTTCACAAAAACTGTACAAGAAAATATGACTAAAGCACAAGAAATGGCAAAACCATACGCTGAAGCATATCAAAATACAGTAAAGGCTTTCTTTCCAAATTTAAAGAATGGAAAGTAAATGTTACCGTATAATATTTGTGAAAACAAATGGTTAAGTAAAACCAAACAAAAGGTTAAGAATCATTACGATAGAAATAGTACCTTATACGTAGGTTATTTTTACATAACAATTTTAGCTCTTGTAGGTTTGGCTATTATAACATCATTTTCTAGTTTTTACTAATAATTGATTAATGGCCACTTCGGTGGCCATTGACAACTCACCTAAATTGTGATATAATTATATTATGAACTCAAAAGAATTTTCATTACAAATAGAAAAGATAGTACAAGAAAGAAAAGGTATATCTTATATGGATGCTATACTACGTTATTGTGAAGAAAATGAAATAGATCCAGGAACAGTTGCGCCTTTATTAACAAAGGCTTTAAAAGATAAAATTACAATAGAAGCACAGAATTTAAATTATATACCAAAGACAGGTCAATTGCCAGTGTAATATGTATGGGGGATTTGAAGTATTTAAAACTTATTTGGCGGTTAAATTACATTTTACCACTGATAGTTATGACTACCATAAATATGAAGGAAAGGTCAATTGTAAATTAGATACTTTTACGAAAAGAAATGATAGATATTTTTTTCACAAACTTAGCACCAGATACAATCAAAATGATATATTGGGCTTTTTTGTTAGTAATTTTTTATCTGATAGCAACAAGTGGGTAGGGAGTTTAATAAGAAATGATGGTCAAGATGTTTTTACAGATTGGAAGAAACGTAATGAATCTTTTGAATACTATTTTCGAAACGATTGCATTTACATTTCTAATGATTTTGATGTTAAGCACCTTTCTTTTGACAATGGTTTTAACGTTTTTGGTGGGCAGCATCCTAGATTTTTTCAATTGGTTTTATCAAAAAAAATATCTTACGAAAGTGCCATTGTTTTTAATCAAATTTTATCTTACAGTAAATCTTGGGATAAGCAGATTACTGAACAAGTTGTTTGGCCAATCCACTCCAAAAGGATAAAAAAATATACACCATTTGTTAATTATAATGAAACAAAATGTAAATTAATATTGAAAGAAATTTTTGTAAAATGAAAATGCAACTTGAAAGATGGATAGCCGCAGTATTTTTTATGATAAGCGGAATAATACAAGCGTCAGCTATAATTGCTTTACAGTGGTTTAGTTGGGTAGTAACACTGGTGGCAATTGCATTAACAATTAGAATATCTTTAAAAGATAAAGATAGAGCAAGAACGACTACACAAGTATTTTTTTTAGTGTTATCAACAATTGCTATATATAACTGGTTACAACATAAATAAAAATATGAATGACATAAGATTAACACAAATTATTAAAGATGTAGACAAAACTAAATTGCCAGACCACCGTTATAATCCTTATATGGCCGCTGTAGATGGTTTTAAAGAAAATGAAAGCCATTTTAAAAAAGAATTTAAAATGTTAGGTATTAAACTTTTTGTAAACATTTTAATTGTAATTGCTTTAATTTTAATATATTACATATACAGATAATGTCTAATGTCTTTTGCATTGGTAATGGTACAAGTAGAAAAAATTTCAACTTAGACAAACTCAGACCTCACGGTAAAATATTAGGTTGTAATGCTATATACAGAACATTTACACCTGATGTATTAGTAGCTGTTGACTATGGTATAATGCACGAAATATATCATAGTGGTTATTGTGAAAAAAACGAAACTTGGTTTAGAGATTGGAATAAAATACCTGCTGAAATGTTTGATTCAATGTTATATACAGGTTTATCTTTAGATGATAGAGAAAATGTGGTAAAATATGATATGATAAATCAAAACATAAGAACAGATCAAAATGAATATGTAATGCACGGAGCTAATTTAAAAGGCCTTGTTGAAATATTGCACAGAAATGAAAATAAAAAAGAAAAAAAGTTTATTAATCATAACAGTTGTTGCATTAGTTGGGTAAGAGATACAGATAAAACGCATAATTTAAAAGATATAATGTTAAATAAAGAAGGATTTTATACAGATTTTGGTTGGTCAGCAGGCCCCACTTCAGGTTATATTGCAATCAAATTATTTTCACCTAAAAAATTATATCTTATAGGACACGATTTATATAGTAATGATGATAGAGTTAACAATATGTATGCCGGTACTAAACATTATGTTATACCTGAACATAGTCCAACACCTTGTGTTAATTGGATTGACCAATGGAAAACATTATTTACTTGGGAACCTAATGTTCAATTTATAAAAGTAAATGAGTTTAATGATGATAGAGATAAAACAAATATGGCCATTAATGAATGGCACGGTAAACATAATATACGATATATTAACTTCCAACAGCTTGACAAAGAACTAGGACTGTGATATATTTACCTTATGTATATTAGAATATTAAATTATTTAATTAATAGACTTGAAAAACTACGAGATAGACTCAAATATCCTAAAGGTATTTCAGCTAAAGAGTGGGCAGCTCAACACAAAAAGTGGCGAGAAAAGAGTTATAAATAATACTGATAGCGATTATACAGCTAACACAAATACAAACATACGGAGAATACAATGGACTTTAATACATTAAAAACAAGTCACTCTAACTTTGATAAACTTACCAAAGCACTAGAGGCTAACCTCAATCCTGAGGATATTAATAAACAATCAAAAGACAAATATGCTGACGATAGAATATGGAAACCAGAACTAGATAAATCTGGCAGTGGTTATGCCGTTATTCGTTTCTTACCTGCTTCTGAAAAAGAAGAAATGCCGTGGGTAAGAGTTTGGTCTCACGCTTTCCAAGATAAAGGTGGTTGGTATATTGAAAACTCATTAACAACTTTAAATCAAAAAGATCCTGTAAGTGAAGAAAATACCAGATTATGGAATACAGGTGTTGAATCTGATAAAGAAATAGCAAGAAAAAGAAAAAGAAAATTATCTTACTATTCTAATATATTAGTGGTAAGTGATCCTGCTCATCCAGAAAATGAAGGCAAAGTATTCATATTCAAATATGGTAAAAAAATATTTGATAAGATTACAGAAGCGATGCAACCAGCATTTGAAGATGAACAACCAATTAACCCATTTGATTTTTGGAAAGGTGCAAACTTTAAACTAAAAATCAGAAAAGTTGATGGTTATTGGAACTACGACAAATCTGAATTTGAGCCTGTTAAAGCAATTGCTGATAATGATGAAAAAATTAAAGCAATATGGTCTAAACAGTATGCTCTAACCCCTTTCTTGGCCCCTAGTAATTTTAAATCCTATGATGAACTCAAAGAGAAACTGAATAGGGTAATTACGGGAACTAGAAGTACTGGAACAGTTGAAAGTGCCGAACTCCCACCGGTTAAATCCAACGGTTCAGTAAAAAGTAATGGTAAAACTACTCAATCTGCTGTTGATGATGACGATACGTTATCTTACTTTAGTAAATTGGCGGATGACGAGTAATCTCTCTCTTTACACATAACTTTGATGGTGGCCAGAAATGGCCATCATTTTTAAATTGGTGCAGTATTTAAATTTATAAAAGAACGATCAAAATTTGTAGGTTCCATACTCATTACTTGTGTATTAGAAGCATTTACATTACTATTGGATATATTAGGTGCTACCACTGTATTACTTGCAGGTTTTTGTTCGTTTAATTCTGCGTTTTCTCTAGTATATTTATTTAATTCAATTCTCTCTTTAGTCGTCATTAATCTTCTATCAATACCTTGAACAGGTGCAAATTTAGGTGCGGATACTTGGTCAGCTTTGTAATCTGGCCTAGGTGCAACTTCATTCCCTTCGTTATCATATAATTTATTAAAATCATCACTAGGTGCTGATTTCATATCTTTAAAATTAAATTTTTCTTGTTTGGTAACTCCTTGTATATTACCTTTTCCATTTTCACTTGACATATTATTAGGTGCGGCAGTTTTATTAGGATCTCCTATTTCTTCATTTTTTTTATCATCAGATTTTAATAAACTAAATGGCCATATTTTACTAATACTATCAAATATATTAGCAAAAAAATCAATTACTGATTTTATAACTTTATATAAAGTGTAAATAATAACACCTATTCCAATAGCAATTAAAACAAATTTTATAAGAGGCAATAATAATGCCATAAATCCCATAGCAACTTTACCGACAATACCAGCTAATTTACCAAAACCTTTAAATAAATCACCACCCAATTGTGTTATTTCTTTACCAAAAGATTTTATTTGTCTAAATGCTTCACCTACTGTTTGATCTAATGGGCCAGAAACTCTTTGATTCGGTTTTAAACCAGCTTTTTCTTTATCTTTTTCTAACAACATTTTTCTTGTAGAAAGTTTATCTTCTTTTTCTAAATATGCTTTTTGAGCCTCTTGATCTATTTTATCTTCTTTTCTTAATTGTTTATATTCACCTTGTAATGCTTTTTGTTCTTTTTGTATATCTCTTTCTTCTTGTTTAATTCTTTGTAATTCTAATCTTTCTTCTTTTTTAGATTTTAACTCTAATTTTCCTTCTTTAATATTAACATAAGTGTTGATACCTCTTTCTCTCAATATATCTCTTTCTCTTGTTAATTCTTCCGTTTTTTCTATCTGTATTCTTCTTGCTTCAGCTCTATCTTCTTTACGTTGTCTATTCATATCGTAAAGTTTTTGAACAGCGTCACCAATTTCTTTACTATATTTGCTTAAATCAACACCTAATCTTGTTTGCAATCTATCTATTAATTCAAAACCTTTATCAATATCTCCTTCGTAATTTGAAGTTAATAGGTCATTTATTTGTTTTAATTGTGAATCAACAGGTAAAAATTGTTTTGTAGTATTAATAGACATTTGATTAATTCTATTAGTAACAGTAGTGGCAATAGTACTTAAAACTGATGCTATGTTTTGTGTAGTTAATGGCGTGCCACCTTGTGTAGTAGCAATTCTTTTTATATTAGATACAGATTGTGCTTTTTCTTTTAATTCTTCATCTACAATTTGTTGTTGTTGATTGGCAACTTTTTCTTGTTTGGCTGTTAATCTTTCCATCTGCCTAAAAATTTTATTTCCACCTGCCATATACAAACTGATGTCTTTTTCTTCAGCCATTTATTAACCTATTTGCTCGTCTATTTTAATTTTTTGTTTTGCTGTAAATGATTGTTCCATTTGATTTGCTATTACTCTTTTATCTTCAATTTTTTCCTGTGTTCTACCATAAGAAGTAATTCCTAATACAGCACCCATTGCAATATGAAAAAAACCAGCACCAGATAATGTTATAGGATTCCATTGTCTAAATGCGTCATTGACCGCCTGTTCTTCCCAAAATTGTACAATTGTAAAACCTATTGGAAATAATATAAAATCACAGATACATACACTTAAATACAACCAACCCATAGCAGGTCGCCAATTACTTTTCCAAGGTGAATCTTTACCGTTTTCTATACTCATTGACTGTTCCTTTTTTTTCTTTCAGCTTCTTCTTTTAAATGATTAATCAATAACGAAATGTAAATATCACGCTCCCAAGGTATCATATTTTCAAGCTCACTTAATGAATATTTATGATGTTGTATCAGAGCAAAATTAGTTTCGAAGTATGCCTCTAGTGAATTGTGAGCGAGGCTTATTCGAAAAAATCAGATATTCCTGTTAAAACCACCTTACTTTTTACATTAGTTTTAGGATTTGTTACCTCTATTTCGTGTTTCAATACAGGCATTGTTTCATAAAACTTCTTAATTTTAACAAAGGCTTCTTGTGGTAGGCCTTCTAAGAACTCTCTTAATTCTTTTTTAGTACTATCTTTTGCTGGATATATCTTATCACCTTCAAAAACGTGATCAATACAATCAACTAAAATTGTAAACATCAACTCTATTTGTTGAGTATCAATTTTACCTTTACCATAATCATAGTTTTTTAAAGTAGGGTAACCTAATACTACACCTAAATTTCTCTTTTCATCTAAGATTATTTTATTTGTATGTTCATCATCAACTTGAACTTCAATTTTAGTTAAATCAATTTCAGTTTCAACATAAGTTTTTCCATCATCAGGACATATTGTTTTAAACTTTGATATTTCCGATACAGATTTAGCTCTTAATTGTAAAAATATATATTCTATATCAAATATAGGTAATAAATCTACTTTTAAAGCATTAAATGTACAAGCATTAATTATTTCTCTTATAGCTTCAACAATTTGTTTGTTGTCGCCTGTTTCTTGTGCTATAAAAAGTATTTTTTCTTCCTTCACTAGAAAAGGTCTATACTTTACTTTTAAATCTTGTGATGGTAGAGTCAACTCGTATGTAGGCACATCAACTCGTGGTAACGTCATTATTATCTCCTTTTATTATAAATTAAGTGGTGGTAAACTACCAAAAGGAGGAAATACTCTTCCACCTGTGATACCACCAATTGGTATACGTCTTTTTAGTCCTTGTAATACATCAACACCAGCACGTCTTAATTCTGGTGGTAATTTGTTTAATAGGCCACCAAATGCACCAAAAGAACTTTTAACGGTAACATCTCTAAAGTTTGCTTGACCTAATTCTATATTGCCTGATCTATCTAAGAAGTAATTTATCCAATATCTAAAACCAAATGTCACTTGAAAAGTCTGTACAGCATTATTTTCATATGAATATTCAACAGCACTTATTGTTTTAGGAAAACAATCAAATAATTTAACAGCATAAGTAATATCATCTCTTTCATTACGACTTGCAAATTGACCTAACTGAAATATATTTACATCAGATACATAATTATCGTAAAAATTAAAATTATGACTTTGATTGCTAAATGCAGCTTTTTGCCATAATTCAAAATAACTTCTCTCTCTTAAAAACTTATCAGCATAAAATGTTGCAGTTATATCGGCCGATTTATAATCAATTGCTATTTTATATGCAGGACCGTGATGTTTAACTTCTTTCATTTCTATATTACGATCAGGCATAGATATAGCAGAACAAAATGCCTGTACACGTCTAGCGTTTGCTTTTTGTACAGCAATCATTTCAGCAGAACTTTTAAATGTTGTTTCTAATTCGTTTGCACCATCACTTAATTCAGAACCAGCATCAACATTAGTAACACCAGCACCACCTGCTTTAGGTAAATTAAATTCTACATAAAATCTTGCCTTACGAGCAAATCCTTCAGCTTCATTAATATATGATTGTACACGACCTATTGTGGTTTCAGGATTGCCGCCTGCTTTTTGTCTAAAACGTGGGTCATTTTCAACATTATCTAAAGAACGATCACGTGGTAAACCCAATCTTATATCAAAACCACCAATACGAACTCCGCCTCTTAAAATTGCCATTAGATAAAACTCCTTGAAGCCGCATATACAGAACTAGCAGGCCTTTTTTGAAACTGTTGTACTGGTAAATAACAAGCAATAGCGGCCTGGTTTAAATCTATTCTTAAAAAACTTGATCTAACGTGTTTATACAAATATTTTTTAATTGTTGCTTTTGATAATGGTATGGATTTAACTCTTGACCAACTAACATCAAATCTTGCTTTTGTTAAATCTTTATTTGTAGCATATCGTTGCATTTGTTCTAACAATCTTAATCTTAATCCTGGTGATAGATAGTGAAAGTTTAATCCACTAAAACCACCTTTAATACTATCTAGTGGCAATACAAGTGGAAACGTATCATAATATGGTAAAGTTTCCTTATACTTTGGGTCATAAAAGAATAAATTTAATAAACCAATATTAGGCCTTGCAGATAGTTTTCCTTGTGCTAATAGTTTTTGTGCAGTTATCTTTTGACCAATTGATGATATTGCGTTTTTATACCAAGTTGCTGACTTAGTAGTATCGCCTTGTTTATTTGATAGTGTATCTAGTATTGAAGCCATTTACTATATTTATGATAAAAGTATTAGTTTATTTTGAAAAAACTAAATCTTTTGGTACTCTAACTAAATCGCCTATATAATGATTCCAATGCGTATTTTGATGTCCTATTTCTTTTAACTTAGCCATCATATCATTATATTTTGCCAAATTGTCTGAATTAGTGTTATTTGATGAAAAATTTATGGTTTTTATAGGCGATAAAAATTTTTTTGATATTGACATTTCATTGATTAAAACTGTTTTTGGATCATAATAATATTTTTCATTAGTAATCAATCTATTGTCTTTTAATATGTGATGCCATAAATTAAAATTTCTACTATAAAAGTTAGATTCACCTATTCTATTTGCATTATCTAAAGCTTTTCTATAAGTTACCTCACAAAGGTGCATAGGTATATAAAAAGATTTATCATCATTATTAGATTTCTTTTCATATATTTTAAAATATTTTACTAAATCTCTTTTTTCTAAATCGCCTTCGCCTATTATAATAAATTGATTAGTAGGAATTTTATCTATGAAATATGGTATAGCCGAATATAATGGATAAGCAACATAATTTTTATGAAAATTATTTAATGTATAATTTAAAACATTTTCTAATGTATCTTCAAATATATTTAATTTTGTATTGTATTTTTTAGATATAGATTCTACTAATTCTTTTAAGTGATCGTTTACACCTTTTATATGAAAGAAATAATGTTCTGTAGGTATTTTAAGATTGTATAATGAATTTGCTATCATTTCAGAATCGATACCAGATAATAATAATGCTACTGATGAAATATTTTTTTGTTTCATCTCATCATAAATTTCTGTATTAGTTAAGTCAATAGCTTCAAAAAAATCTTGTGTGGTAATCTTGTCAAAATCAGATATTTGATAAGAAAAACTGCAATCTGTGTTTGAAAATGTAAATTCACGTTTCATATATGTATTTATATCAACTGTAAACGCCTATATCCTTTTCAGTAAAGATTTTAAACTCTAAATCATTTCCTTCGCAATATACTTTAGCGGCTTGCCATTTAGCTTGGTTCTTTATATATTCTAATTGTTCACGTATATATGCCTTACCTTGTTTTTTAGGTTTTTTAGGTGGAAAACATTGACGATAAGGTTTAATTTCAACCATATATCTTTTGCCTGTTTTTAATTTAAATATGAAATCTGGAAAGTATCGGTGTATTCTATAATCTATTGGTGAACGATATATAATAGGCACTTCTTCACTTGCCCAAAATTCAACAGCATCATTTTTATCCAAATATACCATCATTCTTCGCTCTAGTAATGAACGATATACTATTCTATTAGGGTCACCAATATACTTTTTAGGGTGTGTAGGTTTGTAAATTCCTTTATAACTTGCTCTCATATCATATATAAATATTACTAAAATATACAACTATTTATGGCACTATCAAAAGTAGCAAATTTAATTCAAAAGAACTTAGGTAATTTAACAGGTGGTGGTTTAGTAGGTTTAGGTGGTGGTATTATAGGTGCATTAACAGATAAAGCAAAAAATATGGCACAGACTAATGCTGCTGCTGCCAAGATATTAAACAAATCTCCATTAGAATTAAACGATACAAGTCCAGTATCGCATATGAAAGAAAATCCATATGATTATGGTACAGTTTATTATCCTAACAATGTTCAATCATTAGAATCGGGTCATTATATAATTTTTGATGTATTAGAAAAAGATACAGCAACAAGTGCTCTAGCTCAAAGTGCTATGGCAAGTAGTGCTAAAGTAGCAAGATCACTAGGTCGTGATGATATAGCTCAAAAGGTGCAACCAGCAGAAAGAACTAGTAGAGTAACCACAATAAAAAATAGAAAAGGTGGAACTGAAGATAGAATAGTACAACCATCAAGTGGTATCAGTGCAGGTTTAGCAGGTAATAGAACTGTAAGAGTATCTAAAACGATTGTGTTATATACGCCGCCAGGTTTAAAAACTTCTTATGGTGCAGTACACGAAGGCGTAGAAACAGGAATTATAGGAAATCTTTTAGGTTTACAAGGTGGTGGTGCAATTAAATCAACAGCAGAACTGGCTGGAAGATTAAAAGATGCTGCTGCTTCTTTAGGAACTGAAATTGTATCTGGTGCATTATCAATTATTCCTGGTATGGGAGATTTAAAAGGTGCATTAACAAAGGTGACTGGTAAAGCAACTAATCCTAATACTGAAATGGTATTTAAAAGTGTACCAATGAGAAGTTTTGATTTTGTTTTTGAATTTGCACCTAAAAATAAAAAAGAATTAGAAAATATGACAAAGATTATTGAAATCTTTAAATATCATATGCACCCAGCTATTGAACCATATGGTAACGATTTTATAGTGCCTGAGGAATTTCAAATCACTTATATGTACTTAGAACACCGTAACCAATATATTCCTAGAGTGAGTCGTTGTGTATTAACTAATTTAGATTTACAACACGGTGATGATAATAATTTTTCAACTTTTGCAGGCGATGATAAAGGTGCTGCTCCAGTTTATACTAAGATGTCATTAAAATTTAGTGAAACAGAAATTATGACTAAAACAACTATTGTCAAAGGCTT